CTTGAAAAGGACATTAAGAGAACTGAAAGCATGGAAGAGATTGCAAGGCAGAAAGCCGAGCAGGATGGTAAAATTATCAGCAAGGCTGATGAAAAGGATCTACGCAAGTATTCGTTCGTAAGGGCCATTCAGGGCGCATTGCTTGGCAAGATTAGCGGAATTGAGTTGGAGATGCACCAGGAGGCAGAAAGGGAAATGGCACAGCAGGGCGGTGTAGTTAACGGAATTGGCGTTCCGAGCATAGCACTCAGGATGGGCGGTTATCAGAAACGTGCCGATATCACTACCGGAACAGCTCCACTGGTTCAGACCAATGTAACCGGATTTATTGATGCATTATTCGCAAAAATGCTGCTGGTACAGATGGGGGCGCAAACAATAAGCGGACTTAAAGGTAATTTAAGCATTCCGCGCGTAGCCACTAAAGCAACCGCTGCATGGGCTACTGAGGTTGCTAATGCCGCCGATGCAGGATCTGACACTGAAGCTGTTTCTGTAACTGCCAAAAGGCTGGCTTGTTACCAGGATATTAGTAAACAGCTGATCTTCCAGAGTGAGTATGCTGTTGAGAACCTGATAAGGAATCTTTTCCTTAAAGCCATGCATTTGGAGATATCTTCAGCTGCAATTAAGGGCGCAAGCAATGGCCCAACCGGCTTGCTGGCAACCTCCGGTATTGGTGATGTTGCAGGAGGCGCAACTGGTCTGGCACCAACTCTGGCTCACATGCTGGCCCTGGTAAAAGAGGTCGCTGTTGACGATGCTGATATGGGAGCACTTGGATTCCTGACCAATCCGAAAGCACGCTGGAAACTTCAGAGCACTGCCATTGAGACGGGACATCCGGCAAGAGTATGGCCTGTAGATGTACAGGATATGCTTCTTGGTTTTAAAGCTGGTGTAACTACACAGGTACCTGGTGATCTTGATAAGAGTACTTCAACCGGGGTTTGCTCGGCGATTATATTCGGTAACTGGAATGAACTTGTTATTGCAAACTTCGGAATAATAGACATAACAGTCGATCCAAACAGCCAGGCAATAGCTAATAAGGTCCGAATTGTACTGAACTCGTTCTGGGATTCATACCTGGCACATCCTGCATCATTCTCAGCAATGAAGGATGCTCTCTGTAACTCATAGGGTTTTTCATAGGTTAGGTTTAGTTAGGGTTAAAGGAGCCCTGCAGTCGTGGGGCTCTTTTTAAAAACAAAAAACATGGAAGAAAAATTTGTAAGAGTGCTATGGATTAAAGCACATCATAATTATGCTTATAGTGCAGGAAATACAGGGCACGTTAAAGCAGAAGATTTAGAGAAGTTGCTTAAGGATGGTTATGTAGTTCCGCTTCAGGACGAGGAAGATGAGAAGATCAACACTCTTCCCGAAGATCTGCCGGCACGCGATATCCTTTTTGCTGAAGGATTCGATACTGCCGAAAAGGTGCAGGAAGCAGGCGAATCTATTACCGATATTAAAGGTATTAGCAAAGCTACTTACAAGCAGATTGTGGCATACTTCGAAAAGTAACCGGTTATGACTCTCAGGTATAAGCTCAAAACAGCCCCGGTGTTTGCAGTTATTACAATTGCAGAACTGAAACGCAACCTTCATATCGAACATAACGACCAGGATGAGTTGCTTCAGGAGCTTGTTAATCGTGCTATTGCCAGCTCGCAGGTTGCTACCGGAAGGCAGTACGCACGCGCTACTTATACCGCATACCTCGATGCATATCCTGCAGGCGGAGAACTGGAGATAGATCTCGGACCGGTCGATGCCATTACTTCTGTTAAGTACCTGGCACCAGGGGCGAGCTCATTAACAACCGTGGATCCGCTCAAGTACCAGCTCGATAATGTTGAGCTTACAGCAAGGCTCCGGTTCCTCGAATCTTTTACACCAGACTCCGAAAGGATGAATGTGATTGAGATCGAGTTCACAACCGGATGGGTAAGTGCTGCAGCTGTACCCAGAGATCTGTGCGAAGCTTTAATACTCCGTGCAAGTGAGGCTTATCTGCACCCGGAGAATGCTGAGCAGAACTTTGGAATGGGTTTAGCTATTAAAACAGCCCAGATAAAAGAACGAAACTATTCTGTCCCACGTTATTAGCCATGAGCGAATTAGGAAAACTTACCCGTCGTATATCGTTCCAGGCACCTACCACAACTAAGACAGGGCAGGGAGCTCCGGTAAAATCTTTTGCTCACTCATTCTATGCATGGGCCAGTAGAGTGCAAACAGGCAGTGGTAACGAGCAATATATAAACGACAGGCTGGTAAGTCCGTATAATTTTAGGTATACAGTTCATCACCAGGGCGCAATTAACGAAACTATGCGAATAGTCGACGAAGATGTGCAATACAATATACTCTCCGTTACTCCCGATGACCGTAAGATGTTTGTTGAAATATTTGTTGAAAAGGTTACAGAATGAAAAATGCCATCACATATACAATGGTTGGCTCTGACGACATTCTGAAATTCTTCAAGGAGTTTCCAGAAGAAGGTTATCGTAAACCTATTTTAGCTGGATTTAAAAAAGCTGCTATTCCTGTTCGTAAAGCTATTGTTCAGGCTATACCCGCAAGGATAAAAGCCGTTAAAGCAGCTGTTAAGGTCCGTCCCTCCAGGCGGCATCTTGCTACCAATATTGGTATTTATGCAAGAATTGGATGGTATGTAAACCGAAAAGGTAAGAAGTGGGATCCATTTCAACTTGCTTATTGGTTTAACTACGGAACCTACTCAAATAGATCTCCAATGCACTCTTTTGTGCGGGCGCGCGATAGAAAAACTGCCGACAGAAAAGGAGGCATAAAGCCAGATCTCTATGTAGATAAAGCATGGCGGCAATCTGCAGCTAAAGCAAAGCAGGAACTCGAAAAAGAATGGGCATTGCAAATTCTTAAACTTTGCGATAAATACGGAGGTACAAAATGATAGGAGAAGTAATACAGGCAACTCTTCAGGGCATTATCCCCAATACTTATTCTTCCGTTGGCGACGAAGGAATAAGCCTGCCTTTTTGCATTCATTCCGAAAGCGATATCCCTCTCGATCTTAAAGAAGGAATTGCCGGATATACCTGGAGCTGCGATATTGCTCTGGTTCATTCCACTCCCGACCAGGTAGAGACCCTGGCAATGCAGGTAAAAACAGCTTTCGAAGCTCTCTCCGGATCCACTGTTAACGCAACCATAATCGAAACGGTTGCATACGAAGGAAGCGATCAGGGTTTTGACGAAACGAGCCGCTCTTACATGAAAACTCTTCAGTTCATTATAAACACTAAAAACCGTTAATACTCAATACAATGGCAGAAACAAAAGTTTATGGCTACATGCTTACTTTAAAGTGGGCTACGCTTCTGATTAAAGGGCTCGAAACCACAGGGCTTTCTCTGAAGGCTAACTTTGAGGAGATATGTCTCAAAGCAGATGCTGGTGTACCGGTCGATGAATTTATCGACTTCGATACAGATCTGAAGTTCTCAGGTAAAACTATCGAAAAAGACACAACTGAAAGTGCTACTCATAAAGATTATGAGGAGTTGCGTGCAGCTCTCGCAGCTGGTGCCGAAATAGCTTTCATCTATGGTCGCATGACAACTGGCGAAAAGGTAGTTACTGGCACCCTCACTCTCCGCGAATGGAGCGAAGATGCCTGATCAAAGAAAGAGCTTGGCACCTGGAGTGGATCCGCAAAAGCGAAAAAAGGAACTGTAACCTTCGGAACCACCGCCTAATATGAAACCCGACTACCTAACCCTTTCCAACGACCGTAAGGTACGTGTGTGCTTTAATATGAATGTTGTAGCAACAGTATCTATGCTTACAGGTATTAAGCTCACCGACTTTATTGGAGGTAATGCCGATATACAATCTCTCAGAACAATAGCCTGGTGTTGCGTTATTGAAGGCGAAGCTGCAGACGGAAGAGAATTTGAACTGAGCGAGCTCGAGTTTGGAAGGCTGATGACAATGGAAAGCGTTGTTGCCTTCTCTCACATCCTTGTCTCACAAAGCAGTAATAGTGGACAAAAAAAAAGTCCGGAGGAAAAGGGGAGGGCTCCGAGGTTCTTCTTCCGGAGGAGGTCTTAAGCTCTGAAGATACAGAGCGGTTCACTTACAGTTTCTTTCGCCGCTTTGCACTTGGCTGCCTTCGATACACGCCTGAGCAGTTTGGATTAATGCTCGTTGGCGATTTTTTAGAAGCAATGCAGGGCTACTACGAAGGAGAGTTCGACAGACTTAAAAGCACAGCAGAATTAATACGCAGGGCAACAACATACTTTGTTAACACGCAGCCCATCGAGGGCGGTGCCAGAACACCACAGCAGCTCTGGCCATTTCCCTGGGATAAAGAAATTGAAGCACATGTTGAAATAATTTCCGACGAAGAGCTTCAGCGCAGACAGAATGCACAAGACGAATATTTAATGAAGAACTTTTAAATGGGCAACGTAATTTCAAATCTTAAAGTAAAATTTGGCATCGACACAGCCGACTTTAAAAAAGGTCTGAAGGATGGCGAAAAAGCCATGGGCGAATTTAAAGGAGCTGCAGGCGATAAGATGTCGGAATTTGCTTCGCTCTTTGGTGTGAATATGTCTGGCGTTACTAATGCAGTTTCTCTCGCTTCTAAATCGCTTGGATTTTTAAAACAATCCTTTATAGGAGCTGCAGCCGGAGGCGATGTTCTGGCAGTATCAATGAAGGCTCTTAAATGGATCTTTGCCACTTCAGGTATTGGAGCTTTAATTATCGTTCTTTCTTCGCTTGTAACATACTTTACTAAAACTACTGCCGGGGCTAAAGAGCTTGCTGTTGGCATGGGTCAGATAAAAGCAGCTGGCACCGTTCTTTTGGAGCGGCTTGGTAAGTATGGTGGAGGCCTTTGGGATATGCTAAAAGGAAACTTTTCTGAAGGCTACCGAAAAATGAGCGAGGCAATGTATCAGCTTGCCGATGCTACTGGTAAGGCAGCTGCCCAGGGCAAAGTTCTTGCAGAAAATACCAGGCTTGTTATAAGGCTCGAGCGCGAGTTCAATGTATATAAATCTGAACAATGGGCAAAGCTCGAGGAGCTCAGGTTGCAGAGTAGAGATATAGAACTTTCAGCAAAAGAGAGACTCTCAGCATTAATGGGAGCTGCAGCAATAGAGAAAAAAATAGATAAAGAGGCTATCGCTATTGCTGCCGAAAAGCTGATGAATGCTCAACAGGCATTACAGATCGACACCCAGAGCAGGGAGAAAAAAGATGCACTTGCTGAAGCGTATGTTCATTATAACGAAATAATTTCGGAATCATTTGCCTTTGAACGGTCGCTTGCCAGGCAGAAGAATACCCTTATAAAAGAGATCCGTGCAGAAGAAAAGGCCATTCAGGATCTGGCAGCTGCACTTAAAGCCGAAAAAGAAGCTAATTCGAATCCACTTAAGTTAAAGGCAAATTATGATCCCAGCCCCGGTGCAGATAAGCTTGCCCATACTCAGATCGAAACTCTTGGAGAAATCTCGAACGAGCTTCAGGATATGTATAACATAACCGAAATGTCGGTCGAGAATTTAACAACAGGTTTTGCCGACTGGGTTGGAGCATTCAGTTCGGGGCTTTCTGGCTTTAGAGATCTTAGGCAGATGGTTGGTTATGCATTTGGCGACATGCTTATTGCTTTAGGTAATGTTGCAATTAAAGCGGGAATCGGTATTGAAGCTATAAAAGCAGCATTTACTTCAATGGGCGGTATTGGTTCTATTGCCATAGGAATGGGCCTTGTTGCTTTTGGCTCGGCAATAAAGGGCTCATTAGCCCAGATAAGTAATGCCAGATCTGCAGCCGTATCTTATGGCTCAGCTGGTGGATATGGATCTTCAACAGGCAGCTCTGCAACCGCTGGCAGTTTCTCAGCTTCGCCAAAAAAGATGGTACTCGAGGGCACTGTTCTTTTAAAGCTTACCGGCGCAGATCTGCTTGCAATATTAAATAACGAAAACACACGTGTTAACATAACAACATAATGGCATTTGGTCTTAAATATGAACTACACTGCACTACCCGGAAAAACCGTCTTTTCAAGACAAAGGTTTATTTCGATGGTTATGTTGGCAGCCAGATCGACCGTAATGTGCCGTTATCTCCTTTCAAACTTCGGAAAGATAAAGCAGCTATTGTACGTGGTACCTCGTTCGAATTTTCAATACGTGAGGAGGTCGATTTTGAGTTTCTTGAATTTTACACCAACAGCAGTAAGAAAGTAAAAATTGAGCTTTTAGATCCGTCGAACACAGTTATCTGGGTAGGGTATAACTTACCACAACAGTACCAGGTACCTTACACTCCAGCTCCGGCAAATGTAACATTTACAGCAACCGATGGTCTGGGATTGCTTAAAAATGAATCGTTTACTTTAACTGGTCTCAACTCTCAGCTAACAATAATCAGGCATTGCATAGATAAGATTGGAATAAGCCTGGACTACTCTATTGCCATTAACCTATTCGAAACAACTCATAATCATTCTTACACTCCTCTGGCTCAGACATACGAAGATTCTGAAGTATTTGCCGGGCTGAATTGTTACGAAGTGCTCGAAGCTGTTCTTATTAAGTATAATGCCGAAATAACTCAGCGCAGAGGTAGGTGGGCAATTACCCGAAGTGCTGATAAGAAAAGTACACGAATGCTTTATACTTCCGCAGGGGTGTATGATACAACTGAGGCGGCTCCGGCAGTACTAGACCTGGGTTATCCCGGAGCCGGTATCGAAGTATCGCCAAAAGGTAGTCTGCAGATGTCTCTCGAGCCAGGGGGTAAGCAGGTTAAAATAAAGCACGAATTTGGGCGTAAGAACTCTTTACTTATTAATCCCGACTTTTCAGAGTTCAGCGCTGGATCGTTTCCGGGTTGGAGTCAGACGGGCAGCTTTACTCCTGAACAGCGTTATAACGATAACGGACCCTATGCATATCTTCCTGGAATAGACAATACAGGAGGCTGCTTATACCAGGCATTTGATATTGAGAACGCACCGGGCGAAGATTTTGTATTTTCTATTGATATGGGGGCAATAGGCAATAGGCTATATGGAGGCATTCCTATTCCTATTCCCATTAATGTTCAAATGGTTATTGCTCTTATCTCTGGGGGAACTACAAAGTACCTTACTAAAACAGGCGTTTATCCCGACTTTGCAGCTGAGTGGGTTGATACGCTTACATCTATTGATATGGAAGTGGCCAGTCAGATAGGAGGCACTCCCAGAATGAACAGGCTTACGCTTATTACTCCTGAGATCCCTTTCAGCGGAACCCTTCAGGTTACTCTATACAGAATACAGGGTACTCCTGCATATCAATATACCTACACAGGTGTTGCCTTTGGAAATGTTAATCTGACATTTACCGTAAATGGAGAACCATATCCATCATCGAGCGAAACTTTAGCAAGCTTTACAAACAGTACTGAGCCATCAGATCTTCCCGATATAGATCTTCTTACGGCTGATGCTCCGGATTATGCAAACGCCTGGCTGCTTTATATGTTCATAACAAGGCGCAGCGATGGATCTCCGACTGATTTATGGCATATACTTGGCAGCGCAGTTACCCGAACAATACTCCAGCAGCTTGCATATGCCATGGCAAGCGATAACCGTATTGCCAGGCAAAAGCTTACGGGCGAAATTAAAGGTACAGACATTGCATTTGACAGTATAATAAAACATGCGTATAACAGTAACCGTGAGTTTGAGATTGCCGAAGGTATCTGGGATATTTATAATGAGGTATTTAGTGTTACCCTTCTTGAGCTTCTTTCCTGGAGCGATGAAACTGTAAGTTTTACCGAAGTAGTAAATATCTCATCTTCCGAATCTTCATCATCAGGATCCTCCGGATCACAAAATCTTAGCGGATTTGCTCCGCTTAATTCGCCAGTATCTTTTACAGATACAACGGTTGAGAAGCTGATAATAGGCAGTTATACTTTTGAAATATCGAGCGGAACGCTTGTAATAAAATACGGCACTACCACTATAGCAAGTCTGAGTAGTGCGGGTTTAATTAAGGCAGCTGATAATATACAGGGAGGCACAACGCCATGAGTAAAGCGATATTAAACGCATACAGGGGCTTTACAGCTACGGCAATAAAGAACAGGGCGACGGTACCCGATGCTGCTGATATGACTGTTGTGGGGACTACGGTTGAGTGCGCTGATATTGACATTGAAAAAATAAGAGATGCTCTGGGCATTACATCGCTTGACTTTAATGCCCAGGCGAACGATGCAGTTGTTAACCCATGGAGCGGCTTTGGGCCTGCAGAGCGGTCTGTATCGGGCCAGGAGATTGTTAACTTTGTTGCTGATCCTGATGGATTATTCGAATGGGCTGGCTATAACCATACAGCAATTACACCCGGATGGCAGACAGGCGGACTGGCAGCGGCCACGGCAGATCTATGGGTAGACTCGGGAGGCGATGCAGTATTTTCTGTTAATGTTAATGTCGGCGAAGTACAATATCAGAATATATCTCCGGCAATAGTTGGTATCTGCCTGGCAATTTATAACGATACAGGTAATCTTGTTGCCTGGGGTGTACGTAATTTTGATGGTGCCAGCGTGCAGAACGATGTAACAAACCTGCAGGCCACACTCAGCGGCGTTACATTGGAGCATACCTACACGGGCCGCATATGGCTGGTAGATGACACTTCTGATTTCGACGATACTCAGCAGGTTTGTTATCTGCCAAACACTGCAGCATTTGCTAAAACAGTTAAGATAAAAACAGCATCGGTATGGTATTACTCCGATGGAGGAACGCAAACCATACCCTCACCCTGGACACAGAATGGAGCTGCAGGCATGAACTGGACAACCGGGTATTTTGATATTGGCATGATTGCCACTAACAATAGCTATGGCAGCAGCTTCAGAATAGTTGCAACCCTCCGCGACTGGAACAACGATGTAATCGGGACTGCTGATATATATAGCGGCGCTTACAATGCCCTCGACGACATTACGGGAAGCGTATACCTGAATATGACAAATATTCCGGCATACGGCTACAAGGTTATTATTGAATTTCTATACTAAATACTAACGCTATGAAAACTCTTATTCTGATTTTAATGATTGCAGTTGCCTTAGGCATAGCAGTTAAATGGTATTATGCCCGGAAGAAAGTTAACCAGATTAATACGGGGTCCGGAGGCGAAGCATCTGAGTTAAAGGATCAAAGCCCGGGTGCAAATAATAACCAAACTACATAAGGACAAAACTATTAAAATACAATACCATGAACGAGAAATTAAATGCACACGGCATAAGCGGAGCTTCTGTGATACGCCGGCCGCTTATGACTGAGAACGCAGAAGCAAAAGGCATTTATACTGTTGAGTGTTTAGATAAGAACGGACGTTTAAAATGGAGGGATACCATTAAGAATGTTGTTACCAATGTTGGCAAGAACCTTGCCCTGGATACTTACCTGGCCGGAGCTGCTTACACCGTTACAGGTCTGTTTATGGGACTGATAGGCGCAGTTTCTTATACCGGCGTTCCTGTGGTTAGCGATACAATGGCAAGCCATGGTACCTGGACCGAAGCCGGAACCACAAATGCTCCTACTTATACGGGTCCGAGAAAGACTTGTGCCTGGAGTGCAGCTGCCAGCGGATCGAAAACATTATCTGCAGCTCTATCGTTTGCAATAACAGGTACCGGAACAGTTAAAGGTTGTTTTATTGTACTTGGATCGGGAGCAGTATCCACAATCGACAGCACTGCAGGAACGCTTTATTCAGCAGGCCTTTTCACCGGAGGCGATAAGGCAGTTGTAAATACCGATACTTTAAATGTAACCTATACAGCTTCATTGTAATGGCCATCAATACAGTAGATGATATAGCATCGGGATTAGCACTCAGCAAGAAATGCAATTGCCTGAAGAATATTACAGTTCCTAAGGCTATTGGCTCATTTCAAAGTTCATGGCTTGGCGTTGGTATTCCCGGAGCGGGTGCTATACCCCCGGCTTATACAGTAGGCTCTGGATATACATGTGATAGAACAACCGCAGGAGCAATCTCTTATACAAATGGAGCTGTTAAGAATTGGATAGCCAAGTTATTTGCTTCATCGACAATAGCCGGTACTTTATTTATATATGACAGACTATGGTCATGTTCTGGATTTGGGTTTGCATTAGGAGCAAAGTCTGTTACTACACCGGGTAACCTTCCGGCACGTATAACTGATAATGGTTTAGGCTGTGAATTATGGGTCGAACAGTTTGTAGCTGCAGGTGCAGCCAGTGGCACTCTTACTGTCGCTTATGTTGCTCCCGGAGGAGGTGCTGAGTCTGGTGTTATTCCTGCGGTTGTTTCAGCACCGCTTATCGGACAGGTTCAGCCAGTTCCTTTACAAGTTGGCTCAACAGGAGTAAGGCAGCTTACCAGCGTAAATAACTCGGCAACGTGGACTTCAGGTTCATTTGGAATGAGCATTGTAAAACCAATTGCAGAAATAGAACTACCTCTCGCCGGGATTGGAAAGACTTTGGATTGGGCTGCATTAGGGCTTCCGGCTTTAACTAATGACATGTGTTTGTTTTATATATGGCAAGGGGGTGCGGCTACAGCTAACCAGGTAATGGCACGAATGAGTATTATAGATAAGTAATATGGCAAGCTCGGGCGGTAACTTCAGAAATATATTCGGCGAACAAAGGGTTAAGACTCCGGTTCTGATTCCGACAGGAGGAGCCACTGTTGCTATTGTATTAGCTGTGTGGTTCTTTGGTGCCGGTACCAGTGTCATTACCAGCGACCTAACCGAACAGGCAACAGCCTCTGAAGTTACCGATGCAGCAATTATACGCAGCGCCTCGGTAGCAGAACCAGCAACGGCCACAGTTACGGCAGACTGGTTGATACCTGGCATAAGCGCAGACCTTACAGAAGCAGCCAGCGGATCTGAGTCTGCCGATGCAACCAGGAGAATGGCAGCCGCAATAACCGAAGCAGCATCTTCGGCAGATACAAAAGACAGGCTGTTAACACAGCTGGCTGTTAGTTCTGAGGCGGGTAATGCAGCTGACAGTAATAACGGGGTGCGAATAATTCTGTCGGCAGATACCGAGGCAGGCGATGCTATTGATAACTGCAGCAACTCGTTAATTAGCCAGGCAATAATACTCGAGCAGGGTACGGCAGCCGAAGCATCAGACCGGTCGCTGTTGAAAACTGCAGGAATAACGGAACCGGCAAGTGCAACTGAGGCCCCGGACTGTTATTTGAGTAAAGACGGAATTGTTGCCGAAGCTGGTAATGCAGTCGATGCAACCAACAGTTTACTAACAGCAGCTGCAGGCATAACAGAACCGGCTACGGGATCCGACAGCGGGCAGTGCCAGTTAATTGCTGCAGCAATAATATCTGAATCAACATATGCAGCAGATGAACAAGATGCAACAGGGGTGTATAATGTTTCTATCGAAGAGCAAGCAGCTGCAGCAGATGCTCCGGATTACAGGTCTGATTTTCCGGTAACTCATCAGGATGGCGACGTAACAAATATAGTTACTGCAGGAAGCGCCGACAGCATACAGGGAATATATTGGACCATAAGCAATCAGGTAATATACGGGGCTATAGAAGACGATTCGCTCGAAGGATTAATTAACGATATGAATTTTAACGGAAGTGCCGGGCAGATAAGAGAGTTTTAAAAACCAAACGATATGGCAGTAGTAACAAATTTCACAATACGCAAGGGGCGCACAGAACAGATTGAGGTAACAGTATCAGACGTTACCGTTTGGACAGGACTAATTGCCAAGCTCTTTGCGGGCCCCAGCCGCGAAGCAGACCCGGTGATTACGCTGATAGGTCAGATTACCGAACTCACCAATAAGATTACATTCGACTTTTATTCGGTAAATACGAATACCCTCGAGGTGAGCAGCCTCTATTATGAGATTGCTCTGTATAAGGCCGATGGCACATACCTCAGGGATATAAACTACGGGATACTAAGTATAGATCCGGTGATAGTTACTGATCCGGCGAACTACGATCCGGAGGCGGTGCCGCCAAGTGTATATGCTTTTCAGACCCCTGTGTTTGCTGATCCGCTAAACCTTAATGCAGCTTTATATAAAGACTTTAAGTGTGGCATTATAACCGGCAACACAACCATTAACCTTATCGGCACGTCGGATGGTGACTCAGGCATGATTGAGATTATTATCGACGGTACGGGCGGCCATACTGTTACCCTGGGAGCCATGTTCACAAAAGACATTGCAGGCACTGCCCTGGATACTGTGGCTAACGCCGATAACTTTATAGGCTGGCGCAATGTTTCGGGAGATATTGTTTACAGTATAGTACAGGTACAATGAAAAGAGGGTTTAAGAATATAGCTCCGGTGTTTTTAGGTATATCGAACTGGACGCCACCATTTAAGAGTGATGCTCTTTTTGGTTTGGACGGTACGATTATTACAGTCGGAGCAGATAAGTACTTTAAAGATAAGATCAGTACAAGAAACTTTCTTATTACAGGTTATGACTTTGATTCTACATGGACAAAAGGTTTTCCTTATAAGAGTGCTGCAACTATTTCTGCTCCTGTTGGTGATTCTGTGTTGATTGCTGCTGATGTTAATTCATTTCTTTACACTTCAGGGACTCCTAATGCTATTCCTGTTATTAGTCTGTTTCAGAATATAGACTATAAAAATCGACTGTTCTGCAAGCACTCTGCACAGGTAGTAGATAGCGATGGAGTTGAAATATATGCGCCAAGAGTTTTGGAGGTTGTTTGTTATGCAACTGCAAAAACAGCAGCAGACTTAACAGAATGTAATGCCTATTTTGATGTTCCTGTTATTAATGCAACTGCTAAATGGATTGACCCGGTTAATGGTGTTGATGCAACAGGCAATGGAAGTCAGGCATTACCTTATAAAACACACTCAAAGGTTAATGGATTAACATTGACAGAAGGTATTTTAGTTTATTGTCTTACAGGTACATTTACTGCTTTTCCTTGGGGGAAAAATTATCAATTAAAGGCAATCGGTTTTACAAAAGTAAATAATGTAGCATCTTCCAGAGGTATTGATTTTGACCCTGCCGGAACTCTTGAACAAACATTGGAAGGATATATTATTGATATGA